AAAACTCTGGAGCAAAGTGATTGTTTGGTGGATTAGATCTCCATGATTTCCACTCAGGCATTTATTCTACCTCCATAATTTATATTCATAGCTAGAATATCTTTTCTGAGATCTTCTGAGTAAGGACATTCCTCTTGACATATTCTACAGATAGTATCAAGATTTTTAAATGCCTCAGGAACGTCTACAAAGTTTGCACACTTCTCCCAATCAACTAAATCAAAATCCATCTTACAACCCATAGGACATTTACTTTCACATGGAGCGTCACACCCCTCACAATTTTCATATCGTGGTTGTCCTTCCACAACTACAGCGTCTTCAAACTCTGCGTTAGTAAAGATAAGATCAATTTTATAATTCATTCCAAATTTTTTATGGAATGCTAGTGATGGTTTAGCTAAAGTTGCAGCTCCAGATCTAATAGCAAACTGTTTACGGTTGAGATTATAACCATCATAACCAAAATTATATTCATATCTTGTATTCAAATATGTAATAACTTGAGGTAAAAAATTATTCTTGTAATAATAATCATATGCAACATCACTGAAGACGTTCCATACAATTACAGACTTACACTCATCAGAAAGATAGAAGTCCTTATCTAAGGAATTTGGTTTTCCTTTATTATAATTGTCTTGTGCTCTTTGACGTATTAAATTATCAGGTGGTGTGGTAACAGTCACATCAAACATAATAGAAGTATCTCTTGTCACCCAGTCAATAGCTTCAACAATTTGTTTGGTGTTCATAGTTGTACCCAGTGATCTTTTTTGTTATCAAAAATATCTTCATTATATACAGTCTGTGTAATAATATCAAATGCTATTGTAACACGAACGTCATCACCTTCGTAGGTATCAGTATAATGTTCTAACCAGTTTGGAAACAAATATACTTTTCCTTTTACATTTTTAGTGTCAAATGTTTTTTTAGTATATGGATTTATATAGTAAGTATGAGTGTCATAATCATCTAGACAAATGTGTCCACCAAGATATGTGTATTTGCTATTCCAATGTTGATGAGGTTTAATTCTTTCTCCTTTTCTTAGAACGTTTGCCCAACACTGAACATATATCTTATCCTCCCACATGTTAGCATCTAGTGTGGTAACAAGATTATCATGAGAGTTCCTAATAATATCTTTGATATGATCTGCTTCTTCCCATTTTAATAAATTATAGCTACTTGATCTAGATGTCATACTATCTTTACCTAGACCAGTATTCCAATCACTTTCGTAATGATGAGAATTTATTACTTCTTTTTCTTTTGAAAGAATAGTATCTCTAATATCTCTTACCTTTACCTCTCCTTCATACATATACCATTTGTATACTGGAGCAAAAATAGTTTTCGGTTCGTCGTTTTCAAATAAAATTACTTGACTCATAATTACATATACAAAAATTGACTCATAGAATATCTTCCAAGTCCAGAAAGATTTTCCATGACGACAGATGTCACTTCATGATATAAAATTGAAGGAAATATTACCGTAGTATTATTTAGACATGGGAACTTAACTGCTTTTTCAATAATTAAATCTCCACCAGTAAACATCTTTGGTTCTTTGTAAAACCAAGTGATAGCAGTAATTACACAATCATCTGTATGAGGTCTGTAATGATCTCCATTTTCAAAATAATGAATCTTAGTTTCATCTCTATTTGATCTCCACAGATAACGGAAGAATGGATGTTTGTACATTAAATCATCCATCAAATTTTTATTAAATAATTTTCTATTGATAGTCAGTATATCAGATTGATTAACATCATCATACACAACATTTAGATGAAGACCTTTTCCTACCTTAAGTGCTACACCATCTTCATATGCTGTGCCTGGTCCTCCATCTTCTTCTGCACCTTTATATCTGTCAATGCTATACAGATACTCTAGCTCATTCATTATTTTTTCTAACTCATCTGGCGAGTAAAAATTTTGAATATGGACTATTGGTAAATCAGCTACTTTAGTAAAAGTCAAATCTGACATCATCAATCTCCTTTATGTTTTTCCATCTGTATACGATGGCATCTGAAAAATACATCACCTTTGGAATCAACTCAAAACCTACTTCTTTGTTTTCTACATCCAAAGCATATAGATGTAAGTCTCCAGTGTCTAAACAAATTACAGATGTAAATTTTCCATTAGATGATATCTTATTATCAGATATTTTTTCTATAGAGTCAACCTCTCCTACAATACCAAACTCCTCACATAATACTTGTTTGATTCCATACTCTATGCTTCTGGTATCAGGTATATTTTTTATATCAATATACTCAGGAAACTTATAACTGTTCCTAATGTTTAATAGTTGACTTGCCATTAGAAATAATTAAAGTTTATATTAGCTCTGTACTGTTGATCTGTACATGTTGTGCTGTGATGCATTTTAGTAGCATCAAATCTTAGCAAACGATTCTCAATAGATTCTACTTTATCATCACCAATAATTGTATATCCATCATTAGTATTCAAATAAAGAATTGCTGCCTTGTGTTCAAAATCATAATCGTAGTGATCATGATAATGATATAGAGTTTCAGTTCTAGGATATAAATTTACCTTTACACGCAATAAAGCTTTTGCTCCAAACATGAATAGAATAGGAACAATACATTGATCAAAGTGATTACTATTTGCTCTATGATCATGATGCATAAGGTGAGTAAAATATGGATGTTTTTCTACTCCATGACCAGAGACATCAGTATTTAAAAACCATGGTGTGTTCTGAGATAACATGACAGTCTCTTGAACAAGCTTGAATAAATCTGGTGCTAAGTAATTGTCAATAATTTCCATTTTAAATCTCCAAAAAATCTTCGTTTAACGGCATTGTAGTATCCAATCCATACCACATAGAGAGAGTGTATCTATCTCTTTTGATTACATTTGATACACCATGACGAAATTCCATTCCGTCAAAGTAAACTGTTCTTCCAGAAAGAGGTTGAACATCTACACCTTCAATAACAGTATGACCACCAATGTAGTTGTCATTCAAATATGTGATAGAAGCTCCTGTTGTAGTTTTTCTTGTTCTATCTTTATGAAATACTTTACAAGCACCACACGGATACTTTACTATTTCAACATTCTGTAGAACAGAAAACTCTTTGTCAGTTACCTTACTCTTTACATCTTTAGCAAGGTTAAGAATTTCATAGTATGTTTCTGGTAGATTGTATTTACCAATCCCTCCTTTATCCATACTAAGAACTCTAGTCTCATCCCATGTGTATGTTTTTAGGATATTGTCTTTAAAAAAATCAATTATCCTATCTACAAAATCATCACTAAGATTAATGTGTGAAATATAAATCATCTGAATGGTGCTCCAATACTCCAGCTAACTAGAGAATATCTAGTTCCTTCTGTAACTTCACGAACTCTATGATATACAAATGCAGGAAACACTACTAATGTTCCTCTGCTTGTTAGTTCTTCAGCAACCTTGGTTTCTTTTCTATTGTAATGAAATTCAAGCTCACCTCCTTTAAACTCACTTGAATCATTTAATAGAAGTGTTGTAGAAAGTTTTCTATATTTTCCTCTCATATTTACATTAGTATCATCCTCTGGATAAACATAATGATGTTGATCTGGATGCCAATCATAAAATTGACCAACATCATATTTTGTAAACTGCAACATCTCTGTCCAGTCCCAATCATAATTCCATCCTGCACTTTTATTAGCAGAATCAATATATTTTTTTAGAATATTATAGATCCAAGGTTCGTCTATCCATGATACATGAGAGTTCCTTGTTTTAAATAAGTCTTCTTTATCTTCTTCCTCTACTGTTCTTTTATTATTTCTATTAATATCACCTAGCTCAAAATTCTCATGCATACCCATTTTAATAATACGATCACATTGTTCTGGAGTAAATGCATTTTTAAACCACCAATAGTTATTATAAAGATTCATTATCCACCATTATATTGAGTATAATCAAAGTTAGGTATCTTATAAGTATACCACCCCGTTGTAATATATTTAGTTTGTGTTTTGGAAGGCACACCACGATGAATATGTGTCCAGTCTACTGGCCATATAACTGTCAATCCTTTCCTTGGTTGTATTTTTATCTGTTGATGAAACCACTCTGTCTCTCCACCATCAGTTACTGTGTTTAGATATGTCATGAATACAAGATGCCTAGTTCCAACTAGATCAGACATAGTAGATTTTTCTGTATGCCATCCAAAGAAAGCTTCACTAGGATTGTATTTTTGAATATTGAAATTAGTATTCAACCCCCAAACATCTTGATTAGTAGTAGACCATGGATATTTGGTAGTGTATTTTTCACATACGTCACCTAATTTTTTAAGATAATCTTGTATTCTGTTGTCAGGATTTCTAGGAATAACTGTAACATCAGTAGATACCTTAAAATTTTTATCAACACCTTGACCAATAGCTCCTTCTTTTTTCTTATCAGATTCCTCAAAGAAAGAAATTAAACCATCACATACATCCTCACTTATATACCATCCAGCAATAAAATTTGGTGATTGTTGTGGAACAATAAATTCATTCATAATGACATATTGAAAGAGATAGCAATCTTTTCTTCGCAATCTTGTTTCTCTGTACCATGCATTATATCACTTGTAAACAATAAAAGCGAGCCAGGTAAACATGAATATTCACAATGTTGATGATTTCTTTCATTCCACTCATCTGGATCAGGAAGCATTGTAGGAGCATTAAAAAATTTTATCTTTTCATGAATACCACACTTCACATAGTAAACTCCTGCTATCACAGATCCACCATGATTATGTGGAAAAAGATAGTCGCCAGGATAACTAATGTTTGCCCAACAGTTTTGAATATGTAATGATTTTCTTTTCTTATAACCTAGAGCATCTAGATATAAATTTGCATGTTTATAAAATTCTTCTACCAGACCATCTAGTTCTGCTACGTCAAAAATATTTTTCTCTAGTCTATGTGTAGAATCTACATTCTTTAATCTTTCGCGACAAGTTCCAATACTAGAAAAGGCACCTTTGATTTGTTCCTCATAGATGCCTAGTTTATTATTTAAAATGTTTGGTTGAAAATAAATCGCTTTTGGAAACCATAATGAAATCATATTGTTGTCTAATAATTTGGTACAATCCACATATGTTGTTGAGGATCAAATTGATAATGTACACTCCTTTCTTCAAAAGCTAAAATTTGTTTGTATGTTTTATCATTTTCGTCCCATACCCAACCTTTAGGATTTCTCAATGAGTTTACAGTATAATCTGAGTTATCTGCATATGGAAGTTTATGTCCTTTGTTATCAGTAAATTGATTAGCTTGAAACGGGCACTCCCAATGACATGCTTTTTCATCTAGAATAACATGTGTTGCATTATGTCTTGGTGGAATAAAAGCATCTCTTGCGTAGTCATATTTACCACCAACAGCAGCATAATTTTTTCTTAAGCAAGGTTTAGCATCAAATATAGGTGCTACTTCATCACCATAACTAGCTGGTTGTGGTTGAAATCTATGACGACCTTTAACTGCATTGTATGATGTTTGTTTCCAATCCCACTGAGGTGCTCCACCAAATAGTTCAGTAAGGAAATCAACTCCTTTCTGTTCTACTTCGCTACCATCTTCACCTTTAAGAACTGCATCGTCAACGACAACGACATCAACAACAGTTCCTACTCTGTCTATTTTTGCGAAATGTGCCATTGTTTTATTGATATTTATATTTGACAATTACGATACCGCCACCACCATTGCCACCTTTAGGTTCTGGATAGTTACGAGGATCTTGGTCAGCAGCACCACCGCCACCTCCTCCAAGACCACCTGTACCAGGATTTCCATTAGCAGTAGGAGATAGAGCACCTACTCCACCACCACCAGATCCACCATTAGGGTTATGAGGACCGCCAGGATAGTTTGCACCACCACCGCCTCCTCCATATGTGACAGGAGAACCAGAGATAGCAGATGTAAATCCGTTACCACCTCTTGCAGGTCCTGAGTTAGGTCTGTTATAACCATTCTGTCCTGCTTCACCAGCACCTCCTCCACCACCAGAAGTACCATTCTGTTGGTTTGCACCATATCCACCAGGAAATCCTTGACCAGAAGTTCCTGATCCACCAGGTCCTTCTCCTGCTCCGTCAGTACCATTACCGCCACCAGAACCACCTGATTGACCAGGTTTATCCTGTTGACCTCCTCCACCGCCACCAATAGCGGTTTGTGTTCCTAGTGAACTATTTCCACCAGGTGATCCAGCAGAGTTACCAGTTCCTCCAGTACCTCCACCACCTATAGAAACAGAATATGAACCAGCAGATACAGCGTAATTAAAACCTTCTGTTCTTAAGACACCACCAGCTCCACCTCCGCCACCAGATCCAAAGTTATTAAAATCTCCTGAGGCAAATCCACCACCTCCACCGCCACCTGCGACGATAAGATAATCAATTGTATTACCAAATGGTTGTGTTGCATCACCAACTTCAGTAACTACAAAAGATGATGCACTGTTAAAAGTATGAATACGGAAGTCTCCATCATTCTGGATTGCTCCTCCAGAAGCTACAATAAATCCGCCACCAGCACCGACAGCAGCTTTCCATTCACCACCATCCCACACCTCAATACCACCATCCTCATTGTTGTAAATCATCATCCCAGTAGTTTTGGATAATGCGTCTCTCTGAGCAACAGAATAGGAAGGTAAATTTAGTGTCCCTGATATATTAAGGGTTCCAGCATTTAATGTAGACATAGGTTTTCAGATCTTTCCTCCAATATATTTATTATACATCAGCAGTACCAGTAGAAGGATATTGTCTTCCTTCTCCCCATATAATTCTTACTGCACCTTTTCCACCAGCAGTTCCTTGAGCATTTGTATCATCCTCAACTCCTGCACCGCCACCACCAGGATATCCACCCCTGTCTGACTGTGGAGGTGATGTACTAGCATCAGGAGAACCAGTTACACTACCTGCACCACCATATGATCCACTACTACCTTGTCCATATACTCCTGTTCCTCCGCCACCACCTTCTGCACCAGGAGGTTGACTGTTAATATTTCTTCCACCAGCTCCGCCACCACCAGAACCGTTTTGACCACTACCTTGTGTACCGTGACCTATTCCACCATTTCCTGTATATCCACCAGCTCCACCGCCACCAGCTCCAGCACCGTTCCATTGAGAACGACCACCTTGACCTCCAGTTCCTCCACCTTGTCTTTTGGTTCCAGATGATCCACCACCTGTACCACCATCTATTTGAGAACTAGTATTACTTACTCCACCATTACCACCTTCACCTTTTAATAAAGCAGTTCCTGATCTTGAGATACTTGAATCTCCACCAGTTCCAGCAGCTCCTGATCCAGATGTTGAACCACGAGAACCACCCGCACCAACAACAACAGTCAAGGTTTCTCCTGCTGTTACGGCAAATGTTCCATATGAGAGACCACCGCCTCCACCACCAGATGAACCAGGTCCTGAGGTACCATTGTTACCTCCTCCACCTCCTCCACCGCCAACACACACGGCAGAAATTTGTGTTGCACCAGCAGGAACAGTAAAAGTATAAGAACCAGGATTATTAAAGAATTGCTGACCAGGTTCTACAATACCACCTGTACCGACAGCAGTTTGCCACATTTCTCCATCCCATATCTGTACAGCAGGATCTTCATTGTTGTAGATCATCATACCTAAAGAAGGTGTCAAAGCATCTCTTCCTGCATTATTATAAGATGGTAACTGAAGAGTTCCTGTAATATTAAGAGTTCCAGCGTTTAATGTAGACATAGTTTTTTATTGTCTTTGTGTTTCCTGCCAAATAAGATCTCCGTCATTATTTGGAGCATATAGATAAATTTTCTTTGCTGTTGGTTCCCAACAAATAGCTCCTTCCTCTGCTCTTGGCATGTCACCAACTGCATGAATAGGAAGATCTACTGAAATACTTGGATTGGCAGTTGTGACTGTCAACTTACCTTCTATAAAAGCCATGGTAATAGTCTCCGTTAGTGTTATTTATAATATGTTCCAGACACCACCAGAACTGATAGTGACTGTGTATCCGCTTGCTATAGCAACAGGACCGTATGATGCAGCGTTGTCTCCACCACCGATTGTAAGATTCTGAGAAATACTATTTCTATTTCTCTTGACAATACCGTAACTATCTAGGTATTGTGCATCTCCATTGACGCGAAGAATATTTTTAATGTTTGCATCACCATTTACTTCTAATGTATAAGAAGGATTTGATTGATTAATACCAACCTTAGATAATCTGTAAATATCAGTTCCGTTAGAAGCTTCAGTCCATCTAGAAGTTACAAACTCTGCATTGTTTTGGAAGAGTTGACCATT